TCCCTGGCGATCGCGCGCGGGGTGAACCCGCATAGTGCGCGGGGCGAGTGGGAGGCTTCGATCTTCCGAGCGGCCGGCCGAGCGCTCTCCCAGGTCTACGACGACGTGGAGCGACGCAGCGGTCCGGAGTCGTACCGGCTGAGCGACTGTCAGCGGCCGTACACTCTCGCCGAGCGCTTCCTCGTGCTCGAGGCGCTCTACACGATGTGCGAGGGCAGAATCCAGGCACTCGGCTGGTGCGCGCAGCTCTTCCTCGAGCAACAGCTCGCAGGCCCTGACCCGTGCCTCCGTCGTGACCTGGCGAACATCGCTCCCAGGCTTCGGCTCGAGGCGCGCTCTTGAAGCCCCAGCACACCGGGCCTCGCCCGCACGGAGTCGGCTGCGCCGGATGCCGGGAGCTGGAGGTCTGCAACCAGTGCTCCGCGCCGGCGCCCCGCTTCCAGCGCTGCACGAACGGGCGCTGCGCGCAGTGCTGCCGGGCGCGGTGCCGCCACGAAGGCGCGCCGGTCCGTGAGATGCGCATGAGGCTGCACCTGTGACCGCCCGGATGCTGATCGCGAATTACGGCGGTGGCGTCGACTCGACCGCGATGCTGATCGGATTCGTGCGGCGCGACATCCGCCCCGACCGGATCCTATTCGCCGACACGGGCGGAGAGAAGCCCGAGACATACGACTACATCGAGCGGTTCGGGAAGTGGCTGCTGTACCAGGACTTCCCGGAGGTGACGATCGTGCGGCGTCCGAAGTCGCGGCCTAGCAAGACCGGTCCGGGGTACAGCACGCTCGAGGGGAACTGCCTCCAGAACCGCACGCTGCCCTCGCTGGCCTTCGGCCGAAAGTCCTGCTCGCTGAAGTGGAAGGCGGAGCCCATGGACCGCTGGCTCGCCGGCGACGACCTCGCCCGCGCGACCTGGGCGGCCGGCGAGAAGCCGGTGAAGGCGATCGGGTACGACGCGGGCCCGCGCGATTCGCGGCGCGCCGTGGGGCGGGTCGAGGACAGGCGCTTCCGCTACTGGTATCCGCTGCGGGACTGGGGATGGGACCGGGAGCGGTGCGAGCGGGAGATCGCGGCCGAGGGCCTGCCAGTGCCGCCGAAGTCGGCGTGCTTCTTCTGCCCGGCGAGCAAGCCCGAGGAGCTGCTCGAGCTCCAGGCGCGGCACCCGGACCTGTTGGCGCGCGCGATCGCTCTCGAGGACAACTCGCGGCCGAACCTGGTGAAGGTCGAGGGTCTCTGGCGCCGGGCGACGAAGACTCGGCCCGGGAGCTGGCGACAGTGGGCGGAGGCGCAGGGGATCGTAGAATGCGAGGGGTGAGTCGGGCCGGACCGGCCCAGGGAGGCAGGATGTCGAGCGGAGAGTACCCAGAGCCCCGAGAGGGGCTGGTGATGGAGCCGGTAGCGCTCCGGTTCGAGGGCGAGAGCCTCGAGGACGCGCTGACGCGGCTGGGGAAGGAGATCGTGCGGAGGGCGATGCAGGAGTGCGGAGGGGACTTGGATCAGGCGCTGGTGAAACTCGATGCGTTCACGAACCCGACCCAGATCAATCGGTTCCTCCGTGGTGACCGGATCAGCGTCCAGCTGGTCGACGAGCTGGACTTTTGATCGGATGGGAGACTGATGGGGCGTAGGTACGAGCTGAAGCCGCGGGTACCGCTGTCGCACACGCAGCACGTCTACGTGTTGGAGGATCGAGGGATGGGCGAGATCGACGAGTCGGTCCGGAGGATGTTCGAGGAGTGGTCGCGGAAGAAGGCGGAGGCGAAGGAGCGCGCGCTCCGACTGGTGATGGAGCGCGGCGGCGGGGCCGTCGTGGTCGTGAACTTCGACGGGACCTCGGAGCTGATCGAGGTGCCCGGCCTGCACTGAGTCAGGCCAGGAGATCCGCCTCCGCCCGCCGGCGAGCGCGGACGCCCTCGAGCGGGTGATCCTGCTGCATCGAGCCGATCACCGAGGCCAGCGCGGGCCAGTTGCGCTCGACGATCAGGCTGCGTAGCGGGCGCACAGGCGCGGGGCCCCGGTTGTACGCCAGGTCGAGAACGGCGGTGTGGACCGCGTCCGGGACCTGCGGGCGCAGGATCTCCGGGCAGGCCGCCTCGACGCGTCCCCAGTAGGCCGGCGCCGCGCGCGCCAGGATCCGCGCCGCCTGGGAGCGAGTGAGCTCGATCGAGCCGATCCCGACGCCGTCGCAGAGCGCACCCGCGTCCGGGCCCTTCAGGCCGACCGCCGGCTCGAGCATCTTGATCTGGCCGGGCCCGAGCACGTCCCGCAGGATTCGCTGGGCGCCCTGGACGCTCTGGTGGCCGAGATCCAGGCCGTAGCTGAGTGTGACCCCGGAGTGGCGTCCGGTGTCCCAGTAGGGGCGGCTCCGGAAGCCCTCGTGCGCCACGATGAAGCCCAGGCGCCCGCGGAAGAACTGGAGCCCGACCACGTTGCGCGCCTCGAGGTCGGCCGCGAGCGAGGCGAAGGTGCGCGGGCCCGCGATCCCGTCCGCCTCGAGGCCGCAGCTCGCCTGGTACATCTTCACCGCGGTCTGGGTCTCGGGGCCGAAGCAGCCGTCGACCACCAGGTGGCCGCCGACCGCGCGGAGGTCGCGCTGGAGCTCGGAAACCAGGCGGCCCTGGTCGAGGCGCCGGAGAGTCACGCGGGCACGCCTTCAGGCCAGAGCCAGTTCCAGATCCGGCGCCACCAGATCACGTGAAGCACCCGTCCCGCAGGAAGCCGTGGTAGCCGGGGGTCCCGATCGAGCCTCCGCCGGCCGAGCACGTGCGTCCCGGCCCGGCCTTGCTCACAGTGATCCGCGGCGGCTCACCGGTACGCAGCCAGCATCGGTGCTCGGTGTCGTTCGGTAGCGTGCAGTTGCTCGCCCGGCTGTCGATCGACCAGTCGTGCCCATCGGGGCACTTCACCATGAGCGATCGGCCGTCCGGGCCTTTCCAGGGGTACCACCAGGCGTCCCACATCGCGCCCGGCGGGGCGTCGCGGATCGTCGTCTCCCCTCCCCCGTCCGCGCGCGTGTAGATCAGCTCCTGGAAGAGCTGCCACTCGTCGGTGTCCTGGAAGCGGTAGCCACACGCCGCACACTGCGCGGGCCAGTGGGGGAAGGTCCTGGGGATCTCGACGGCGGGCTCGATGAGCCTGCGGCTCGCGCCCTCCCCCGACCAGCGCGCCTGCTCCTGGCCGACGTGATTGCGGGCGTGGTGGTACCCATCGGTGCCCGGGCACTTCGAGCCAGAGGCGTACCTGCGCAGGTAGAGCTTGATCCGGTCGGTGGGCTCGAGCCAGAAACACTCTACGGGCACGCTCGCCTCCCTGAGCCGGGTCGGCTTCGGCACGATCTTCGGCAGGTAGACCCGGATGCACTCCTGCACCTGGTGCCGGCCGCACGAGTGCGCGCAGACCAGGGAGCCGGCCCAGCAGAGGGCGAGCGCAATCCCTGCGAACGTCGGGCACGGGATCGAGCGCTCGTCGGCCATCGGCTCACCTCGAGATCGGATGCTCCATGCGGATCCAGGCTGCCTCGAAGGCACGCTTCGCCCTGCGGACCCGATCCTCGATGGTCTTGTGGTGCCGGCCGATCCGCCGGGCGTACTCTGCGACCGGCCGGTCCGCCATGACCGTCTGCTCGAGGGACTCGCGCCAGTCGGGCCGGAGCTGCTTCAGCACGGTGCGGACTCGGTCGTCCTGATCGAGGCTGGGATCGTCCTCCCCGAAGCGCTCCTCGCCGGACGTCTGGCCGGTGAGAGAGCGGACGACGACGGGCTGACGGAAGGAGACCCTGCGCGCCTCCTTGACGGCCCAGTAGGCGCAGTCTCGAGGCGAGGCGCGATCCGGGGCGCCCAATACGCGGATGGCGGCGTCCTGGGCGACGTCGTCTGGATCCTCGTAGGGGCCCGCGAGACGCCGCGCGTACGCGCCCGCCATCAGGCAGAGCTCCTCCCGGCTGGGTGGATCGGCTGTTGGCGCCGGTGCGCTCACGGGAACACGAGCACCGGGCCGGGCGTCACGGTGATCTGGCCCGTGGGCAGCGGGATCGGCTCCGGCGCCTGGGTCGGTGGCGGCGGCGGAGGCTGGGGCTTGGGAGTGAGCGCAGCCGCGAAGTCGAAGTCGAGTCGGGTCTGCGGGATCACGAGCCCCGTCGGGTCGAAGCACTTCACGGCGGCGACCGTGCCCAGGCGGAGCTGAGCAAGGTCCGCGCCCGTGAGATCGACCACGCCGGTCAGACCCGGATCATCGACCTGGACCACGAGAGTGGTCGGGCTGTAGACCCGCCCCTCGCATGAGCTCGCGCCGCAGGAGGGGGTGTAGAGGATCGTATCGGGGAGGCCGGAGACCTCCACCACGGGAGAGCCGGTCGCGCAGCCAGCGGGCGGAGGGGGCGGTGGTGGTGGCGGTGGAGTCGCGCAGCCGGCCGCGAGCTGCGTCTTGGCCGCCTGGATCGATGCGAGCGGGATGGGAGAGCATGACTCCACGCTCTCCAGCCCAGTTGTGTCGGACACGCACACGGCGCACAGCTCGGTCGCGTTGAGCGCTGCGCACTCGTCGGCCGGAGCGTAGACGAACACTTGGCCGGCGGGCGGAGACGCGGGTACGGTCAGCCGCGGCTGACCAGGCAGGTACACCTGGCACGTGCTCACATCGGCGGACGCGGGGCTCGTGAGCTGGAACTCCAGGACGTAGTTGCCCTGCGGAGTCAGCAGAGCCAAGACGGCAGCGACAAGCCAGCGCACGTCAGGGGCCCGGCGGAGGCAGCGTCAGGATCGCCGGCCCGGGCACGACGAGGATCGAGCCTGGAGGCAACGGGATCGGCTGGAGCGCCTGCACGACAAAGGGGTTCGCTGGGCTTCCGGCCTCGATCGAGCAACGCCCCGCGCTGGAGCAGGCCGTGGCGAACACCTCGTAGACCCCCGGCGAAAGTGTGACCGTGAAGTCCACGGTCCCACCGCCACCGGGTCCCGTGGCGGGCTGAGTGTCCGTGTAGATGTCTGCACCGCCGCTGCGGATCACGAGCTCGATCGACTCGAGGTCCGCGAGGGGCACCGTGCTCTCGTCCACCTGGTCGGTGGCCGGGTTGTCAGCGTTGGCCGCCGGCTCCGGCACGGAGAAGGTGTACTCCTGGACGTAGGTCTGGGCGGAGGCCTGCGCCGCGAACCCCAAGACGAGGATCAGCGGGATCAGGCGGGTGCGGAAGAGCCAAGAGCCCATCCAGGGGAACAGACCCCCTCGGCCCTCGTGGCGGAAGTTGCGGAAGTCCTTGCCGGCGGCGACGAAGCCGCCAGCGGCGACACCAGCCAGTCCGGAGATCTGCGCGATCTGCTGGGCGTCGAGATCGACGACACCCAGAGCCGTTGCGGTGCCCAGGAGGGCTGCCACCGTGCCTGCGGTGCCGGCACCGTCACGGGCCATGCCGTGGACCGGTCCGCTCGGTCCTCGAGGGCGCGACGAACCCAAGGGCCGCGTGCTGTGATTCATCATGACGACTGACCTCCGTTCGCGGAACGCAATCTCATGGTCCGCTCGAGCTGCTTCGTCTGCTCTGCGCATGCGCTCAGGTGGGTCGAGACCTCTCCGAGCACCAGTGCGTGCTTCTCGTTCTGTGCTGTCGAACGATCAACTACGGCGCGCGTCTTCTCGGACTCGAGAGTCGCGTGCTCGTGGCACCGTTCGGCCATGCGTTCCCGATGGGAGCGCTCCTCCGCGAGGTGCCTCATGAAGGCGTCGTTCTGCTCACGCTGGTTCTTGGTGAAGATCCAGAAGGCCACCACCATGATCCCGGCGGCTCCGGCGCTGATGAGCTGCGCGATGGTTTCGGGCATCAGCTCGGGTACTCCACGACCTTCATGAGGATCACCTCCTCTACCGTCTCGCCGTTGTCGAGCGTGACCTCCGCCTCGATCCGATAGGTCTTGGAGATCGCCCCGCCCAGAACCCGATAGAAGACGTTGGGGTGCGCGACGGTGGCGGTGGTGCTGAAGAGCACCGAGCCGGAGACATCGCTGCCGTCGGACAGGTCGAACGCGCTGAGCACGGCGGATGCGACCGTACGACCGGCAGTGAGCTTGCCCGTGAAGTCGAAATCGCGGGTGTAGTCCTCGTCCGGGCGCTTCTCGAAGGTCTCAGGCATCGCTGACAACGGCGATCCTCCGGCCGTGTGGTCCCTAGCGGGAGTCGAGTAGCCGCGATCCCGGGCCACGGTGGTGTAGACGCGCGTTCGAGCGGGGACGGAGAAGTCCCGATCGCGCGCGAGCGTGGTGCCGAGGCTGATCGGGAGCCCGGTGATGACGATGCTGCCGCGGCTCTGGGAGATCTCCGCGGAGGGCGTACCGACGACCACCGCCGGCGCGGTGGTGCTGCCACCGAGCGCAGCGACGAACTCGGCCGCTGCCGGGCCCACGAGGAGCGCAGCGCTGGCCAGGCCGCCGCCCTGCCCCACCGAGATCTCGCTCGCGGGCGTGCCGTCGAGCACCGCCGCCGCGAGCAGGACACCCGCCGCTGCAGTCGAAATGACCACCGCTGGCGTGCCCGTCAGGGTCACGTTCCCGGCGTCGACCGAGATCGTGCCGTTCGGTCCGACGGAGATGGAGACCGCTGGCGTGCCCGAGATGAGCGCAGCGGCCGTGAGCGCGCCGGCGCGACCCGCGGAGATCTCCGCGGCCTGGGTGCCCGCGAGCAGCGCGGCGGCCGTGGCGGCGCCCGAGGGACCAACCGAGATGGAGGCCGCGGGGGTGCCCACCAGCACGGCGCCGATCGAGAGCGTGCCGTTGGGGCCGACCTCGAGCGCAACCGCGGCGGTACCGCTGAGGATCGCAGCTGCCGTCGCAGCGCCAGGGGCACCCGCGCTGATCTCGGCCGCCGCAGCTCCGCTCAGAGTCGCGGCTGCGCTCAGGGCTCCACCGACGGACGCCGAGAACGCGGACGCCGGGGTGCCCGTGAGCGATGCCGCTGCGGTCGCGCTGCCGGACGGACCGGAGGAGATCTCGGCAGCCGGCGTCCCGTCCAACAGGGCTGCGGCCGTCGCGCTACCGCTACGTCCGGACGAGATCGAGGGCGCGGGCGTACCGCTGAGAGTGGCCGCCGCCGCGAGGGAGCCAGCGGGGCCCGACGAGATGTGCGCAGCAGCCGTGCCCGTCGCGACCGCGGGCGCCGTCAGTGTGCCGCTCTGCCCCGCCTCGAGGGAGACCGCCGGCTTCCCCGTGACCGTGACGCCGCCGCCCGCCTCTTCGATCGGGATGAACGGCTTGCGCGGGAGGCGTGGCCTCTCCTCTACGGGAAGGAAGCGGATCGGCACGGATCAGGACCCCCCGGAACGCAGCTCGCCTAGATCAGATCACCCCACTCCGGGCAGCACGAAATGGTTCGCGATGCCAAGGGTATTGAACTGGACCGTCAGGTCCGCAGCGCTCGGAGAGACGTCTGCGGGCGTGACGCCATCGGCGTCCAGGAACTCCACGAGCCAAAGAAGTGGAGAGGTCGAAGCCACGCCGCTGTCCCGGTAGAAGTGTCCGTGTCGTGCCGTCAGGGTAACGCTGCTGTAGACGGGATCAGCTGCGTCGATGACCGTGATGCCCGCCCCGACGTTGCACCAGACGACGGTGTTGTCGGTGACCTGCGAGAGTCGGGTCGTGGGCCAGGTCGGCTCCGAGGCTGCCGAGGTGCCCGCCACCACGCACATATAGAGGAAGCCGTTACCGGTCGTCGGACGCACGATCTGACCGACCGTGTAGGCGGTGCTCGCGGCCCAGGTGGTCCCGAAAGAGTTGGCAGCGGTGTAGGCCAGGGTCTTCGAGCCGAGCGTCACGCCACCACTGGGGTAGCCGCCGCCGCTCACCTCGTTAGTGAGGTCTGCGAAGGTCTCATGGGTGTCGAGATTGGGCGAGTGCGCGCTGGTGGTCAGAGCCAGCTTGATCGTGTCGGTCAGGAAGTCGGTCTCGAAGGCATCGGCTCCGGCCTCCCCGCCGAGCATGTTGATATGGGCCTTGCCGTACTTCGTGATGCGGTGCTTCGTGGCCGGCATGGATCACTCTCCCCCGTCGGGCTCTTCGAGAGAAGCCTCGACCTGCGCGATCTCCTCACGGGTCTCCTCGAGCCGCTTCTCCGCGCGCTTGGCGTAGCCAGCGTGCTTTTCTCGGTCTCGCTCGAGGATCTTCTCGCGATCCCTGAGCGTCGCGAGGCGCTGTTCCTGCTCACTCGGCCCGGCCATCGTCTACCCCTTTCCTTCGCGCTCGAGTACCGACTCGATCGCGGCGATGCGCTCCTCGGCGTCGGACTTCGCGCCCTCGAAGGTCCGAACGGAATTCCTGGCGTGCTCCAAGTTCACGCTCAGCGTTCCCAGCTTGGTCCGAAGTCCATCGCGTTCGTCCTTCAGAGCCTGAACGCGATCGGGCGTATTTCCTCCGGGCCGAGGCGCCGCGTTCCGATCCGCCCAGTCCGTGTCGTAGCCGTATCCGCGGCTCATCCGAACACCTCCACCAGCGCGTAGCCGGACAGATTCATGGATGCACTGGGAGCGGTCTCCAGCCCGATGACGTGGTATGCAGCACCAGGCGATTCGGGGGCCTCTTCGTCCCGTGAGGCTACCCAATCGAAACCCGCGAGAACGTTGAACGTCTTGTCCGCGTAGATCGTCTGCGTGCCCCCAGAGATCCGCGTCGTGTTGTTTCGCTCCACCGTGAGTCCAGAGCTCCCGAAGAGGCTGTTCGGAGGGACCGGGGTCACTGTGCCGCCACCGCTGCCGCTCGTGGGAGCGCCCGTGACGAGCTTGATCGTGACCCGGAGAAGCTCCGAAGCCGTCAGTCCCGTCTGGTCGATGACGACACGAAGGAGACGTGTGCTTCGCACGGACGGCGCCAGGATCTCCAGGATGTCCTGCACAGCAGTCACGGCGACCGCAGAAATCGGAAGAGAGTAGACCGCGGGCATCTAGGCAGCCCTCCTCATGTAGTGGAACTGCGGCACGTAGACCTCTCCCGCCGCGCTAGGAGGTGCGATTACGATTGTGAAGGCCGCCCAGTTCTCGCTGGAGTCGAGCGTCCAATCGGCGGTGCCCGTCGATCCGGCCGATGCCTGGGGCGCGGTGCAGATGCCGATCCCGCACCGGTTCCCTGCCGCCGAGTGCTCGTCGATCTGATCATTGCTCTCCGGGAAGGAGGATACGTCTTGAGCCTGACGCTCCGTCGTGATCCGGATGCGCAAGGTATCCGCGACCGTGGCCGTAACGGCGGGCGACTGGGGCGTAGTGCCGCTCCCGGTATTCTTGCCAGACGCGTCCAGGTAGGCAGTAGCGTGGTGGCCGGTGATCCTAGCAATCAGGCCGACCGCCTTACCCCCGTCTGCGTTCGTGAACGTGTAGCTCGCGGGCTCGGAGCTCGCGATCTTGAGCCCAATGGCGATCTCCGCAGCGTTGGATGAGCCCTGGTCGTCTGACTGGACGGGGGTGCCGAAGGCCGCCGGCAGCGAGTTGTTGCCCTCGTCCGATCCGTTCGAGATCAGGACGGCCATCAGCAGGTCGCCGTCGCCGACCGATGCCGGAACGTTTACGGCGAAGGTGCCCGCCCCCGATGTGCTCGCTACCTCGTAGTCGGAGCTCGGGTCGAATTCGGGTGATGCCACTCACGCACCGTCGTCGTACTCGAAGGCGAAGGTGTCGGGGTCCACGATCAAGCCGTTGGCGTGCGTGTCGACCAGGCTATTGCGGTAGAGGTCGACGTTCACGAGGCCCGCGGGTGCGAGGGTGCCCGGAATCGCGTGCGAGGTCTCCTCCCAGGTCAGGCTGGCGGGGAGCGTCACGCCCGCGGGAGCCACGGGCGCCCCGAAGGCCTGGTTCGAGGGGGAGCCGTCTCCGGTCACGTCGTACCTCGAGGCCCAGCCGGCCAGGCCGGTCCCCGCGAAGATGGTCCAGAGCCACTTGAGCGACCCCCCAGAGGAGTAATCGAGCGGCACCCGGAACGAGAAGTGGAGCCCAGAGACCACGTTCTGGACCGGGTCCTCGAAGACCACGTACAACTTCTCTCTCTGGGTCATCCCGATCGAGGAGCCGATCGCGAACCGCACCAGCTCGCTGTCCTTGGGTCGGGCACCGCGTCCGACCAGGGGAATGTGTCGCAGACTCATGACTCCAACCTCAGCGCCAGGACGCTCTCGGAGATCTTGGTCTTCTGCGCGGCGTTGAACTTCCCGGGGACCGCACCCTCGATGGCCGATCCGAACGCACTCGCAGAGTTGTCGAGCAGGTCCTCGATCGACTGGTGAGCGGCGTCGGCCTCGGCTCGCGTCCAAGAGACATTGGGGAACGCGTCTCGAAGCAGAGTGCGTAGCCGCTGGCGCTTCGCGTTGCTAAGTACAGGCATGGATGTCCTCGCCTCGGATTGGAATGCGGCCTCTAGGCTGCCTTGAAGATGTCCTTGGACGTGCCAGCGGTGGCGTACAGAACGGAGTAGACGGTGTTGGCCACGGTCACGGTGTTACCTGGGGTACTCGTCTGCTGGACTGTGGCCTGCTGGCCGCTCTCGTTGAGAACTGCGAACTCCCGCTGGACGAGTGGCACCTCGAGCGTAAAACTGCCCGCAGGCGAGCCCGTGAGGCGAAGCACGCGCTGGGCGCGGAAGTTCGCGGCGGTGACCGAGATGGTGCCTCCGGCGCTGCAATCGACGTCGAGGTACTTGGTCAAGTTGTCGTCGATCGCTTGCAGGGCGTCGTTATGGGTTACCTCGGGGCTCGCCTGGCTGGTCGCGATCTCCGGGAACTGCAAGTTGTTCGTGGCCATCCGGGGAAGCTCCTATAGCGCGAACTCTTCCGAGGCGAAGCCGCGACCGACCACAGCGCTGATCTGGTACACCCGGAAGTAGAGTGGCGACGGCGTCGAACCGAAGTCCGTAGAAATGTTGGCGGCCGTGTAGACGACCGAGTTGGTGGTCGCGGTGAGCGTGCGCTTCAGGGTGCCGCCAGCTCCGGAGAGGATGTCCACCTCATACGCCTCGGTTGCCTCGGCAAGCTGCGGCGAAACGCTGAGGCTGCCGCCTCCAAGGCGGCTGCGGCGCGTCCAACCCAGCGTGATGTCTCCAGAGGAAGGCGTGTTGTCGGCTCGGGTCGGGAAGACCGGGGCATACGGCTTCAGGTCGCGTCCCTCCAGCACGAAGACCTCGGCCGGAGTCCGGATCGGAACCGTGCCTCGCGTCACCCCGCGGAAGAACAAAGAGCGACCGAGATCGGGAATCTGGGTCAGTCCCAGCTTGACCGTGGACGTTGTGAGCACAAGGAACAGGTCACCGGCCGCGTGGATTCCGACGAAGGGGTCCGTACCGCGACGGGCACGCAGCAGACGCGACAGCGTGAAGCTTCCATCGCCGTTGTCGGTGATGTCCCCGAACTGGATGATCTCTTCGCCCAGGAGCGCGACGTTTGCTCCGTTGTAGAGATCGTCCTGCGTTGCGCTTGCCAGATCGTCGGAGCCTACAGCGATAGATACGGTCACGGAGTTGACGTCGTCCGTCCGGAAAGGCGAGGCAGGCGCAGCAAGCGCCGTCACCGCAGAGCCCCAGATCGAACGCGACAGGATCGAGACGATCGGTGTGCCGACCTGGTCGTCGACAGACTGGAAGACCGTCATGCCAGGCCAGTTGATGCCGTCCTGGAAGAAGCTGCCCGCGTAGTACCGCAGAGACGACGCCGGACCCGCTTCGTCGCCATTGCGTAGGAGGGGGATGTCCAGCACGAAGAGCTTGCTCGCGCCCTGGTAGGCGAAGGTCTGGGACGGAGCCCCGTCTCCGGCGTCGGCCAGGGCGCCGCTGGTGTAGACGGGCGCATCTTCCTGAGCGAGACCCATCTCGAGGGCGAATCCGGGACTCCCCACTGACAGCTGACGGATCCGCACGAGCCGGCTGACCGTAGCCATGTTGATGGTCACGACGTCCGATGGGTCGAGCGCCAGGTACTTCCATGGCGTGCGAGCCGCGAAGCTCACTCGGCCCACATACGCAGCGTATAGTCGGCGCTCGGTGATCCGCTTCGCTTCCTGCGCCGTGAGCACCAGGGGGATGTCCACAGTGATCTCGGATCGGGTCGTCACCGACGCTCGGTTTGGTAGACCGATGCGCTGAGACTGGGCCGTGTTGGGGATCTGCTGCTTGTCGGCGTCCAGGTAGCGCAGGAAGAGCCGCTTGGGCAGGTCGGCTTCCTGCTCTCTGCTCTCCGGCAGGACGTTGGATCCGTCCACATCTGCGAGATCGTCTTCAGGAATCGTGGCCACCGACGCTGCGCCGCGCTTCACGTGCTTCAGCTTGTAGTCGGTCTCGATCGAGTCGAAGAAGTAGGCCCCCTGCAAGATCTCGAGCACAGACCTCACCGAGGTCTGACGCGCGATGGCCAGACCTCGGACCGTGTCCGTGAGCTGGCTGACGTCGATCTCGGAAGCGTCGAGTCCGGCGCGAAGGCACAGATCCGTCACCACGTCAGAGAGAAGCTCGCCATCTCCAGAGCGACGGAAGAAGGAGTGAGCCTGGAGAGGAGTGCTTCCGTATACGAGAGCAGTCCTAGAATCGTAGAACTGCGACGTGAAGTTGACGCCTCCGATGGTCCGCTGCTCGAGGAAGTCCCCCGTCGTCGTGTCGATCACGTAGCTCTGGAATGACGCGGCGCCCAGTACGCCATAGGTGCCATTCTGCAAGCGCGAGTGATTCTGCATGGCGATCGGCGGAACCGCCGACACCTTCGTGACCCATATGATTGAGCCGTCGTTCGTGGACAGCTTGACCAGATAGTCCTTGCTCTGATCTCCAGCGTATCCGACGCCCAGGATCACGTTGCCATCGGTCTCGTCGAAGGTGAGACCGCGAATCCTGGTGAAGGTCGTTTCCCCGGAGACGATGTCACCGGGAGCGACGTTCGAGAAGGAGTTGACGATCACGCCTGTCGTCAGATCGAGATCGGCAAAGTATTGCGCGATCGCAGACACCGTCAGCTTGACGAGGTAGACGCCCGTGGTCAGGCTGCCGGCCAACACGTACCCGAACGAGAGGCCCGCAGCCGGGAAACCAGCACAGCAACCGAACGTAGAGATGCCAGCAGGCAGCGTCGCGATGAACAGGTAGGATAGCTCCTGCACGTCTCCGAATAGGGGCTTCTCCTCGAGACCGAAGCGCAGCAGTCCGATCTTCGTCGATGCTACGGACGAGGTCACCATGATGAACTGGACGAGTCCCTTAGGGCCGACGGCAGACATTACATCCGCCCGACCGCCGCTGCCCATCAGTCCGAACGTCGTGGTGGAGAACGTGCCCGTTCCAGACCGCGGGAACGAGTATCGCGTCACGAACGAGACCGGATCCACGATCCGATAGGACGGAGAGTGCTCTACGAAGAGCTCACCAGTCGGAAGCACGGCGCGAATCTCGACCGCCGTCAGCCCTGCGAACGTGACGAACCTGTCCTCGACCAGATCTGAGAGGCGGAAGCGTGCGATGTAGTAGTTGACGCCGTCGGTTCCGCTCGAGTAGATGAAACCCCGCAGGAAGTCTGGGTATCTTTCATCGTCCTGAGCACCGAATGAGGAAATGCGGGTAAGGCTCAGCGAAGCCGTCGCAGGCGTGGACGCCTTCGCGATCAGAGCCTCCACCAGCTTGGGAACAGTATTTCCGAATCGCGTCAGCTCGAGGTTTGGGATCACCACGATGACCTGGCCGCGGTAGGCCGGCGTGCGTCCTACACCCTCGACCGACTCGATCAGAGGATCAGGGAGCTGCTCCTCGTCGCCAGGGTAGAAGCGGAACGTGATCCCGATGTCCATCGTGATCGGGCCCGGCGTCTTGTCGAACACGAGCTGACCGTTCAGGTACAGCTGGAGAATGTCGTCTGCTGGGCCCTCGCCGAAGGAGTATGCGACGTCGGCGAACGCAGTCTCGAATCGACTGATGGTGGTCGGCTCGCTGCTGCCCTTGCCGCCGGACTCCGTCTCCGTCTCGATCACGCGCGTCTGTGCCCAGATCAGCTGTCCGGGTATTCGCGTGGTGCCGTACGAGATCGGGATCGGGGTGCCGTAGTCTGCTCCCGAGTCCAGAAGATCGCCGATCTGTGGCCCACGGATTACCGTCGGGTCGGGCGGGAAGAGCGCATCGCCGGCGAGCGCGCCGACGCTTGCGCCGATCTGCGCACCGAGCTGGGCGTTTCCGAAGCGAGATCCGATCAGAGCACCGGCGATCGTGCCTACCGCAGTGACGGCTACCCGGCCCAAGGCTCGACCCCCGGATAGTCGAAGATGCCGACCAGAGTCGATCGCTGCTCCTTCGTCAGCTGAGCCTCGATGACCCGTCCGATCGATGCGTTCGCCTCTATGATGTGGAGACGGCCGTACTTCTCCGAAAAGATGCCGCAGTGGATGACAGTGGTCTCATTCCGGAACACCCCGACAGCGGCCGGAACCGGCGCGGAGAGGCGCATCATGTTCTGCTCGAAGTGCTCAAGGAATGCAGTGCGCGTCGGAGGCATCCTACGATAGCCGCTGATGTCGTAGTTGCTGATCTGAAGACCCTGAGCGACGCAGACGATCACGCCGCCGCAATCGACACCGCGCCCGCGGGGGCCGCGTCCTTGATGGCGCCAGCGCTCTCCAATCCAAGAGCGCGCCTCGGCGAGGATCTCATCCCTGGCGATCACGAGACCTGCCGCAGGAACTCGTCGCGGCCCGGACGCGTCGGCTCGCCTCGGTAGTTGATAGCGTTCGCGAACTTCGTCACGCAGTCCTCGTCTAGTCGCTTGAAACAGCCCGGCGAGATCAGCAGGGCGTCATCGACGGCGACGTTGAGCGGCATTGGCAAGAAGAGCGATATGTCCCCAAGATCACCGCCAGTCTTCGTCCATGTCTTGATGTCCATGTCGACACCCGCGTTCTCCCCGTCGACGAACGTGACGAGCCCGCCATCGAACCAGCCGGTGACGTCCCGATCCTCGTCCACGTCGATCTCGAAGGTGCGGTTATTTGTCACGTCGGTGACGACCGCTTCTCTGGTCCAGGCCTCGCGCGTCGTGAATACGGCCGTGCCGTCGTTGGTCGTGCCGCCGACGGTGGAGTTGTATGTGGGCGCGCTGGCGGCAGTCGTTCCAGCCGTGGTGCATTCGTGAATCCGGTTCGTCAGACCTGCGGTGACGAAGTCCGGGTTCGGTGACGCGACGTAGGCTGTGCTTCGCTGCACGGCGGGCGGGTCGATCGGGATCTTGCAGCGGGAGTCGCCTAGATCTGCGCGACACTCCGGCGTGCTGAGCTCGACGATGACGCGGCTGAGCGCCTGCGTGAGGCCGCGCAGCTCCACGCGGAATGTGCCCTTATCCCCTAGAATCACCTCGCCCAGGCGCCCACGACGGAGCGGGATAACGCCCTGCGACGTGTTGGCCCAGTTGACGGCGAAGGCCTGGATAGCCGCGTCGTCGAACAAGCCAGCGCGGAGCTCCGTATCCAGGATCACGACGTTGTCGAAGATCCCGGTGACCTCGAGCCCATCCACCGAGAGGCGGTCGTTGTTCGAGATCTCGGTGCGTTCATAACCGACCGCGGAGAGGTACGTCTCACCACCGACGACGAGGTCCCGCGTGTTGTCGGTGAAGAAGAACTCCTGGCCGTCCCGTCGTTCGATCATGAAGCAGGTGGAGAGCGTCGTCACTGTTTGGGCTAGGTGCGTGACGATCCCGCCCGGCAGGGCCTTCACCGGACTTCGACCAGCGTGATGCCATCCCAGTTGAACTCGCTGAACGAGTCGATGGCCACGCCCATGTCATCAACGTCAAATCGCACGGGTACGTCGAACTCGCACACGATGCCGACGATCACCGCTGCGGATGGGGCCGCGGTGAAGGTGACGATGCCCGTGTTCAAGTTGACCGTGAAGCCGCTTACCTGAGGCGTGCCGTCGAGATAGACGGTGACCGTTCCGGAGACCAGCTTCGTGATCACGCGGTCGAAGGGCCGGACGGTGTCGTCGTACCGCTTGAAAACCTGGAATGCCGTCTGGACGCCATCGCCCACGCCGATCTGTTGCGGACCCGTGATCTCGAAGTCGAGGTAGTCCTTGAAGCGAAATCCGTACGCGCGCCCGCGCCTTGCGTAGAAGAAGGCGATCAGCGGATCGAGGTCCGCCTTGTCGGTGATCGCGTGGCCGATGTTGTACTGGGCCCGGATGTCCTGCCAGTCGACGTTGCGCTGCTCGACGCCCGATGATGCCTGGAAGATGGTCGTCTTGAATCCGGGACCGCCGATGGCGCCGTACTTGATCTGGTCGGGGATCCGGATCTCATCGATGGTCGCCACGAATCAGCCATCCCTGCGTCGCGCGCGCTGGATCCCAGCGCCGATCCGCGCCAAGATCTGGCCCTCGCTTCGCTGGAAGCTCGTGACGTCTGGCGTCTGGACGTTGAAGTTGACGACCATAGGACGCTCCCGGCTCGGCTGCGTGCGATCGAACGTGGTACGGCGCGTGCCCTGTGGTACGGCTGGGAGGCTGCCGACGAAGCCGCCGGTCTGTAGCCGGACCGGACGGTCCATGCGGCGCTGCTGCTCGACCATGCCTCCGAGGGCGAGCCGCTGCGAGTTGATGGCCTCGAGCAGGGGGCGGAAGCGACGAACCGCATCGGCGTTGACCACGAACTCGCCGTTGGAGAGCAGGGCCGGGATCAGGTCATCCCGGGGGCCGCCCGGACCTCGGACCACGCCGCCCTCCGCGAAGGAGGAGGCAATCGCCGTGGTCAGCGCTGAGGTGAAGGCTCCGGATGCTGCGGAGCTGTCCGTACCGCCGCCGCCTGCTGAGCCCGAGCTCGAGGCCCTCTCGGCGCGGAGCGCGGCCTGCTCGGCGAGTCGGGCAGCTGACTGGGCGGCTGCGGCCGCCGCCTGCGCGGCGCTCGCCTGCGCGACGGCCTGGGCGATGGATGCCTGACTCGTGGCGGCAGCAGCCTGGGCAGAAGCGCTCTGCGACGTTGCGGCCGCCACCGAGGACTGGGAAGATGCCGCAGCGGCCTGGGCGGAAGCGGACTGGGACGCGGCCGCCGTGACCGCGGTCTGAGCCGCCGTCGCCGACGCCTGCGCACTCGCAGCAGCGCCTTGCGCCGCGGCCACCTGGGCCGATCCCTCACCCGTCGCACCAGAAGCCGCCTCCTGTGCTGAGGCGGCCGCGGGATCCGGAAGCCCGAGCAGGTCGCCGATGATGCCACCGCCGGAGACAGTGCTGGCCAGGGCCTCGCGGAGGCTCTCCGTGAGCGGCTCCAGGACGAGCACGCGGAGGATGATGTCCTGGATGTCGCGCTCGAGCTGCTTGAGGGCACCAGACGCACTCTGGGAGCCGCTCAGGAAGTCGCCGAACGCGCGCGTGGTCGAGCGCGACAGGTCGTCGAGCGCGCCGCCGAGGTTGCGGGTGCCGAGCACCGCCCCCGAGACGAGCCGGTTGAACTCGTCCTGGTCGATCGCGCCGGCCTGGAGCGCCGCGTTGTAGCTCTCGAGGTCCTCGGACAGGCGCTCGAGCTCGGTGCGGGTGTCACCCAGGATGCTGCGCGCGGCGTTGTCGAGTGCCCGGTTGTACTGCTCCTGGTCGATGAGACCCAGGTTCAGGAGGCGCGAGTATTCCTCGACCGCGAGGTTGAGCTCGTCCTGCGGGCGCCGCAGCTCTTCGAGCAGGTCGTTCCGCTCCTCGAAGGCGAGGTTCTGCCGGATCTGGGTCTCAAGAAGCTGCCGCTCGATCGGCGTCAGGCTGCGCTTCAGCGACTGCTCCGCGGCCAGTAGACCTTCCTGGATCACCCGCTCGCGATTGGTGAGCTGGAGGAGGTCTGCCTCGGTCTCTGCCGCGCGGATGATGTCGTCGAAGGTCGGACCCGTAGAGGCGGTAGCGGTCGCCGAGAAGGCATTCGGATCGACCCTCTGGGCCGCGGGCGCAGGAATCGCACCCCGTTCCTCCAGAGCGATCTTGCGCGCTGTGGCGAGGACACGGTCGAGTAAGTCCTCTACCCCGGTGCTCTCCTCCAATGCCTTGTCGAACGCTTGCGCAACGGTCAATCCGGCCTCGGATGCACCGGTCTCGAGCCTCCCCAGATCGATGCGAGCGATCGGATCGAAGCCGCTCAACTCCAGGAACGGAGAGAGAGCAGCGTTGAACTGGTTCACGGTCGTCTCGACCAGACCGATCACGAAGTTCAGGGACTGCGCCAGGATTCGGACGATCGAGTCTCCGAGCTGCTCGAAGATCCGCTGGATCGCCGCGCGCGCCCCTCGGAACAGACCGACCAGGGTGTCTATGATACGAGCGCTCGCTCGAAGGAGACCTTCGAGGGAGAAGGTGATCCCCTCGGTGATCTCCGAGAAAACACGCATGAGCTCCGGAAACTGCCCGGCGACACTCTGAACGAAACTCGTCACGGTCTCGCCGAGTGCGCGGAAGCCTGCACGGAGTGCCTGCACTGCATCGGAGTCGGCGATCGCCCGCAGAGCAGCAGTGACGCCGTCGCGGAGCTCAAGGAACGCCGCCTGACCGAACTGGCCCAGGTTCACGAGCCCGTCCTGGGTGACGGGGATCTGCTCGCGGAAGGCGACAAGCGCAGCAGCTGCCGCTCCGATCCCTACAGCGATCCCGGTGGGCGTGGCGAGCGCGGCTAGCAGACCGGCGCCCGCCGCGCGCGCCGCAGACAGGGCTGCCCGAAGAGAGGTCACGACGCCCAGACCTCGTGCGCTGGCCCCGTTCAGTGCCTCCTGCGCGGCCGCCTGGCGCAGCGTGGCGCCGGTGGCGGCGTTCCGAGCCGCCGTCAGAGCGGTCACGGCGGCGGCCTGCTGAGCCTCGAGCGCGAGTAGCTGGCGATCCACCGCTGCTAGCGCGAATGCGGCGGCTCCGTTCTCCGCGACGATGAGCGCCTTGGCGTTCTCCGCGCGGACCCGCGCGAGCGTGGCGGCCGTCGCGGCGACCTCGGCCTCGGCGGACGCGACCGTGGCTGCGGCGGCCTGCGCCTCGACGGTGGCCGTCTGGAGCGCCTGGGCGAGCTTCGCCTGCTCGGAGCCGATGATGATCGCGTTGCCGGTCGCCACGGCGGTCCGCAGCTCGATGTTGCGCGCGATCGCTGTCAGCAGAGTGGTCGTGTACCCCGTGATCGCTCGGAGGATCGCGGGTCCGAAGGCCACGAGCAGGGCGGCGCCGGCCGCAGTAGCCGCCCGCGTCAGGTTGCCCAGGATGTCCACCAGGGCTCCTACGTTTCCCGCGAGGGCCTGGATGCCCTGGGCCACCAGTCCGGTCGTCTCGGTGAAGTCTCGGAACTGCTGAAGCACGCTGTTCCGTAGCACCGTGAGGGCCTGACCGATGGTCGGGTTCGTGCGCCGGAAGGTGGCCTCGAGCTCCTCGGACTGGCTGAGGATCGCCCGGAAAAACGCGTCGGAGCTGACCTTGCCCTCGATCACCAGGGTGCGAAGTCGAGCGACGGACCCCCCCGCCGCGTCCAAGCCACGGGCAGCAGCCTGAGCGATCGGGAACGCACCCTCGAGGATCGAGTTGAACTCCTCCGCTCGCACGATGCCCGACCCAAGGGCCTGGGATAGCTGAAGTAGAGCACCCGAGGAGGTCCCCGCGGCTCCACCCTGGATCGCGAGACCTTGGGATACGGCTTCTACGAAGCGCAGCAACTCGGCCTGGGTCGTGCCAAGTTCGGCGGACGCGATCGAGCCCCGCTGGAAGAGCTCGACGATCTGCTCGACCGGTCCCCGTGTCCGATTCGCGATCGCGAAGAGCTCATCGAGGGTGCCGTTGACGTCGCCGAGGCCATCGAGCGCGATCCGTGTGCGGTTCTCGAGAGAGACGAACGCGTCCGACAGCTGGAAGACTTCCCGGACCAGGAAACCGATCGTAAGACCCGCGAAGGCCGCTCGCAGTGCCCTTCCGACACCGGTGATTCTGCGACCAGCCCTCTCTGATCGGTCGGAGATCTGGTCCAGGTCCCGCTGGATGACTCGTGCGCGCGAGCCGGAATCGTCGATGACGATGTCGATGCGCTCCGCCACGGCTCTACCTCGTCAGCGTCGCCCGTCGGGCGACCTCGATCCCTGCTGCCACCGCGTCCGGGACGAATCCGGCCGGTGCCTGCGCGGAGCTCCCGTCGTTCAGGCGACCGATGTACGGGACATTGTTCGAGACGAAGATCTGCTGCCCCGGTCGTCGATCGCGAATCCGTTCCGATCCGCGTCGGATGGCTCTCTGGCCGGATCGATCGGCGTTGGCCCTCTGCTCATCCAGACCTGGTTCGTCGGGACCGCCCAGGCCGACCAGCCAGTTGCCGCGCGCCCTTCCGGTATCCACCGGCGTTGAAACCACCACCTCCGAAAGAACCGCCAAGGCGACACGGCGCGTCAGCTCATCCGCGCGATCCACGATGCGATCGCCCAACCTCCTGAGGTTCCGAGCTGCGCGGTCAGGAGTCGCCATGGCGCCTCGCCTTCTTGTCGTGCCACGCGAGGTACTCGTGGTCGAGTGCGCTCACGAAGGCGTGCATCTCCTCGCGGTCCTCGCCGTGGAGGCCGAGCGAGTCGCAGTAGGATTCCACGACCATCCAGGAGATGGGCCCCAGGCCCATGCCGACCTGGCGCGTGGAGCTGAGCCGCCAGAAGGCCACCCAGTAGAGCTCGAGGTCCGGCTCGACCTCGGGTGCCTCCGCGATCGCCTTGGGGATTCGGGGCTCTGCCCCTCCGATCCGCACGGCCGGATCGGCGAGGGCCCTCGAGAGGATGGCCTGCTCCGTCGGCCCCTGCTCGAGCGTGTAGAGCAGAGCCGCCGTCAGTTTCCCCGCTCCGCCTGCTCGATGAAGGTCGAGTGATCCGAAGCCTGGCCGATGATGTCGTCGTAGAGCTTGGGAAGACGCTCGAACGTTCGGATCACGTTCGCGACGGTGAATTCGAGGGTCTCGCCATCGGGACCCTCGATGCCCTGCACGAGTTTGTCCTCTCCCCCGGGCTCCTCGGACGGTAATCTTCGCTGCCAGTTGAGCACGCAGATCCTCGCGAAGGTCTCGCGCATGATCCTCTGGACGGCTGGGTTGCCCTCGATATCGGCCAACCCGCCTGCCCTGCGAAACGGTCGCATCCGCTTCCGAAACTCGGATAGCCACTTCTCGTTGGATCCACCCGCCCGCGACACCGTCACCACGAAGTCGCCGAACTCCAGCGGTACTCCGTTGGTCTCGAGCTTCGGGTCGGTCTCGTACCTCCCATACATGGACATCCGAGGCACTCCTCTCGCTCGAGCCCGCTGTGACCGAACTCCGATCAGCCGGCGGCGCTCGGCAGGTAGTCGTAGAAGCTCATGAAGAGCGTGTGATCGAGGCCCGCGTCGATCTTCGCACCCGTGGCGGCATCGGCCGTGATCGGCAGCGTGATCGGCTGGTCCTGCTCGACGTTCGCGCGCGCATCGCCCAGGGCGAGCAGCGGCAGGTCGATGTGAATGCCAGCGTTCGACTTCACGAAGGCGATCGCCAGGGTCACGTCCGCGTTGTTGCGAACGGCCTGGATCGCGGCGACGTCTGCGAAGTAGGCCGTGAGCGAGCCCGATACCGCGAACTGGCCAACGTTCACGTCGAACGCACCGAGCGTACCGACCGCCTTGGTTGGCGTGACGCCGTTGTTTATGTTGATGGTGAGCTCGGTGACGAAGGCGAAGAGAGCCGCGGGCGACTCGTCACCGGCCACCACCTGAGCCAGCTTGATCTGAGGGATGTCGCTCGAGGTGTTGAAGGCGTCCGCCTCGACGAGCGCCTGGCGGGTGCCCGACTTGACCCCCGTGGCACCGCTGCGCTGCTCGTGGTCGGTGGCCACGAAGGCCAGGTCCGCGGTCGCCTTGTCAGCCTGCGGGACGTTGAGCGCGAAGGTGTTGGGAACCGCACCGACGACGTACTCGGACTGAATCTGCGCCGGCAGAGCGTCGTCCGGTGCGCCGAGGGTGCGCTCGAGCTGGTACGAACGGCGCTTGATGAGTGTGGAGTCGCTCTCGTTCTTCAGGACGCGCCCGAAGAAGATCCGGATCGCGAGGTTCGTTCCGCCCGAGCCGGTGCTGGTGCCATCATCCGTGATCATGGCGACGTCGCTCTTGTCGAGCACGATCTCGTTCGTGGCGATCGAGAGAATCCGCTTGAAGCCGTTGTTCGCGCCGTTGAAGAAGCGGTCCGTGGCGAGGTCTCCGCCTACGAAGATCGTCTCGCCGGGGTTGAGACCGAGCAGCGTGAGATCCTGCGTGGTGGTAGTGAGCTTCGGCAGGGCGCCCGAAGCATCCACCTCGAGATCGCC